AAGAAATGGTTGAGCATGAAGAAAGGCTTCATAACTGGTACAACATTGAAGAGCAAACGTGGAGTTCTATAACAGACCTTGGCAATGGAATTCTTGTCTACCACGATGCTTTGCCAGAAAGTATAAAGATTATTGACAGGCTAGAAGAAGTTATGCAGGAGCCAGATAATGGCTTTGAGTATCAGAAGGCCATGGTGGGCTATGGTATGACGATGCCAGAGTATCGAGACTGCTTTGATATCAAGTTTAAAAAGTCAGATATTGAGCACGATACATCAGAATCATCCTTAAAATTGCAGTCTTTATGGGAAGATGTTTATTTTAGAAAGCTTCAGGCAGTAAAGGATTACACAAAAAGACACAATGTTGGAGAGTTGCGTTATTGGGAGGCAATTAACTTTATTAAGTATGGTCCAGGGCAACACTTCCAGGAGCACACAGACCACGGGTATAGCTATAATTGCGTAGTGTCATTGGTTGGTTATGTTAACGATAATTATACTGGTGGAGAAATCTTCTTTAGGCTTCAGAATGTTCACTATAAGCCAAAGGCTGGAGATCTCTTTATTTTTCCGTCTAACTATATGTACCCACACCGTGCAATGCCAGTAGTTGATGGCACAAAGTATTCTCTTGTGACAATGCTAGATTATTCTAATAAGTTTCACAGTGAAAAGTTCATGGAAGAGAGTGGCGATTAGTTTTGCAGATTAATGCATATAGCAGAGGCATAGCCTCTATTGACCAACTTCCACTACAGAGAGACTGGATGGACTTCACTTTTGACAGACATGCATACCAGTGTTTTCCAGTTTCTTTATCGAACAGGCTTGGGTGGGGGATATCACTTCCAGAAGATATTACTTTTATTTGGGATGGGGTAAACGATTCTACTTCGGATCACGTAAAGACACTCAAGGGTGAAAGCTATACGCATCCAGGCAGAGGAAACAGGACAATTAGTTTTTATACTGGAATAACCTTTGACGCACCAGATAAAGAAGACCTTTCTTTACTTACAATGCCAGTTCCAAATCAGTTTATTAGGGGTGCTCAGTGTATGTCTACTATTATTAGCCCCTCAGTTTTGCAGGGAGAGCTTCCAATAGCATGGATGATAACAGAGCCAAATATTGAAATTACCATTCCAGCTGGCACCCCAATTGCTGCAATCATCCCTATTTCAACAGCGGGTATTCAAGAGCACGAGCTGTCGGTTACAGCAGGAGACCCACCATACATGCGTGACGAAACTTGGAAGACTAAGATGAGAGATCGTGGTGATGTCAGTATGGAGCTGAATATGGCTGGGACATGGACGCATTTTTATAGAGATGCAGTAGACCATAATGGCAACCCAGATGGAAAGCACGAATCTAAAAAGATTGTAATGAGGGTAAGGCATGAGCAGTAAAAAGATTACATTTATCGCTGACTCCTATGCAGTTGATCCAAATGATAATGACACAGACCCAGGACCTATTGGGAAAACAATACCAGAATGGTATCGCCAAGCTCCAAGGTACTATAAGGACCCAGCAGGAAATAACTATAAAGACCCACAGGGCAACAACATCCACAGCTGGAAGTCATGCCCAGTAGTATATGATGGCTTAGAAACTGGCTATGCCTTTAAAACACCATGTGACCTAGTGTTTACTAGAGACGATAAAGGTATCCCTCATGTACAGATTACAGATGAAAGATTCCCAAACTTTGTACAAGAAAGACCACCTATGCCTGGATTCCAGGTGCCATGGGGGTATGATCAGTTTCATTTTGCTTGGTATGGAGAGTGGGCAGTAAAACTTCCGTCAGGATATAGTGCATTGTATATACAACCAATGAATAGATATGAGCTTCCTTTTCAAACTACTAGCGGAATCATAGACAGCGATAACGTTAATCTATTTGGCACAGTTCCTTTTTTCCTTGCTAAAGACTACCAAGGTGTATTGCCAAAGGGCACACCATTCTTGCAGATTATTCCTTTTAAAAGAGAAAGCTGGAAGTCAGACTATGAATATCCAGATCATGAAAAGATTTGGAATGACAATATGGCAAACATTGAGAAATATCGCACACCCAAAGGCGGGGTATATCTTAATGAAGTTTGGCAAAGAAGAAAGTATGAATAGCAAGTTTGTGATAAAATATTATCATGGATAATACAAAAAGAGAGTACAAAAGTGGAGACGAACTTTGGGAAGATCCATTTTATAGATTTTTAGACGATCCCAAGTCAATTACTCCATCGAAATATTTTGGCACATCTGCAGATAATATCGTAGAGATTGAGGATTTTCTTACAGAAAATGAGCTTATTTTTCTGAATAATTTTATTCGAAACAATACGCATTGGGACTATACAGAAGATCAGTGGAATGAAGAGGGCGTGCAAATCTATGATGCCTCCTACTGGAAAGATCGAGTAGCAACATGGAATACAATCTATGATGCAAATCCAGAAGTGCTTTCCGTTATCTCCAATATTGTCCTAAGGCTTAAGCCAATTGTTGAAGAGTTTTTTAATGTTACCTGCTTCCCCACAAAGCCTGCAATGGTTAGATGGACTCCAGGAACATTCCAGATACCGCATGCTGATAAAGAGTTGCATATCGGAGATGATGCTGGCAAGCCAAATGCATTCCCGTGGTATGACCTAGCTGGGCTGTTCTATATTAATGATGACTATGAGGGTGGCGAGCTATACTTTCCAAACCAAGGGATTCAGTTTAAGCCAAAGAGGGGTGCTGCATACTTCTTCCCAGGAGACATGCACTACATCCACGGCATTACAGAAATTACTTCTGGAGAAAGATATACTTGCCCGTTCTTTTGGACCATTACTGAGCTAGGAGAGTTTGATGCCAAGTCAGATTAAGGGCGGCACGTGGGCAATTGATCCAGTAGATTCACAAGAGCTAGACAAGGTAGAATTTCAAGAGTTTTATCCAAGAGTTCACATATATAAAAATCTTTTGCCAAATGCTGCAAGACTTGTAGAAATACTTAAAGAGTCTGGCAAAGATAGAGCATCTTCGTACTATTTTAACAAGTGGGATAAGTGGTTCGTTTTTGGAGAAACTATTGGCGGTATTGAGTACAATCCAATTTATCCAGAACTAGTTGATCAGGATCGTAAAGCAGAAGAAGAGGCTATAGTTCAAGAGCTAACCGACGCTTTTCGCTATGCCACACAACATTATATGCAATACCATGGAGTTACCAGAGAAGAGAACTGGACAACCATGGGCCCATCGATCTGCAAGTATGACTCCGAAATGGAGCACTGTAGAATAGACTATCTAAGCATGAAGTATCACACAGACTATGACTATATTCGTGGCGATGAGCCAGGAGATAAGTTTGCAATTACCTGTACCATGTATTTAAATGATAGCTATGAGGGTGGAGAAATGTGGTTTGCCCTAGGTCATCAGCAAGATTCTTTTGGGGAAGAGCCACTCCAAGACGAAGAAATTCATGTGTATAAGCCACAGGCAGGCGATGTCTTGGTTTTCCCATCTGGTCATCCAGATATCCTATCCGAAGAAAGCACATACTTTCATGGTGTAAGTAGAACAAGCAAGTCTGAGGAAAAGCCAGATGACAAGTATTTTATCAGATCATATCATCTAATACCGTTTGAGGGTACGCCAGAGTGGAATGCAGGTCTAGAAAAATATGGCCCAGAGGTTTGGGAAGCAATGGAGCTTGAGCGTATAAAGGCCAGAGTCAAAACCCACGAAGAGCTGCAAATGCTCAAGACAAGAACTGCGGCTAGCGATAAGGAGTGCGGACTTCACTAATGGAAGATCTAGAATACTATGATATACCAGAAGCACCACTGATCAGAGTTTATAAAAACCTCCTGCCAAAGTGGGAAGACCTTCTTGACGTTCTAATTAAATCCGAACAAAATCCAGAAGATTTTATTTATTATAACCAGTGGGAAACCTGGAATGATTTGGGTACAAACTTAGCAGACGGTTTGCCAAACCATAATGCTGGCTGGCTATTGAAAACAGAAGAAGATCCTAAAAAAAGAAGAGAGCTAGAGCTAGTTGATATGATAACAGAGGCTGCACGAAGAGGATTCGAGCATTACTCTGAAGATCACGGCATCGATCTTTCTTTAGATTGGCATGCAGATGGTCCAGCTTATTACAAGTATGACCACACATTACCAGCACCGAATATTTCTAGCCCAGAGTTTAACATGAACTACCACACAGACTATACTTTTTCAATGCAAGATACCCCTGGATTAAAGCCAGTAGTGACATGCACAATGTATATTAATGATAATTTTAATGGTGGAGAGATGGTTTTTAATTTAGAAAAAAGATTATCTAGGCCATACCTCAGAAGACCAGAGCAGTTTGGTCCAGACGAGAGTTTAGATGTTCGTGGTGTGGTCTATAGGCCAGAAGCTGGAGACCTTGTTGTTTTCCCATCTGGACATCCAGATTTCATGCTCGATCAGGACTATTACTATTTTCATTCAGTTAATAGAGTAACTGGTGGAGATAAATACTTTGTTAGCATATTCTACTCCTTGCTTTCTGAGGGGTCTGATGAATGGCGAGCAAACATGGAAGAGTATGGCAAGGATTTGTGGTTTTGGCTAGAAAAAAGACGAGTCGTAAATTCTGGATACAAGAAAAAGAAAATTGAGGACCCAGATGGATACTAATAATAAGACCACGTACCTGATACCAGAGCTCGATCCAGAGTCGTTTGTATTTTTTAAGGATGAAGAGATTACAGATGGAAAAGGAAGGCTGGGCGTAGACCGCAACAGAATCTTAGAGATTCCACACTTTATTACAGAGTCAACAGCAGAATCTTTGGTAACTTATTTTAAAGAAGAAGATAGGTGGGGAGAAACTGCATTTAATGGATCCCGTGGTGCACCCTTGCAAGCTGGCTCTGTTTTGCCATCACATTTCGGTATGCCAGACAGCATCTTTGAAGATATCAATGCCAAGCTTAAGCATGCAGTGGCAACAGTCTATAACAAGGATGTGATTCCAACATCTATTCATGCTCAAAAATGGGATGTCGGTTCATCGGCCAACCCGCACTCAGATAACTCAGATTTTGATGGAAACCCCACAGAAGGATTTGACAATCTAAAGTATGTGGGAATCCTATACCTAAATAGCGATTATGCTGGTGGTAATCTATACTTTCCAGATCACGGAATTGATATTCACCCTAATGCAGGGTCTATGTATATTTTTAGTGGAGGCGTAGAGAATATCCATGGAGTAACAGAGATTACTTCTGGTACTCGATACTCCATAGTATCTTTTTGGGACTTCTAATGGGCACTAAGATAAACGAAACTTACTTTGGCAATCGAGAGTATGTCATGCATACAGACAATGTTGCCGAAGCCCCAGATTTTGCTTCTGATGAGGATGTCCGTGGATTTATTAGTTTTATTGATAGTGAAGATATTTCTTGTGCTCATCACACACACGCAGAACATTTTCCAAATGTTGACGAAAACTATATTGTATTAACACCAGATTGTATAGATACCAATTCAGATAAGACAGCAGAAGATACCAGCACCCTGGATGGTATTTCTGCATTCTTCCATAAGCTTTTGGATGCGGCAAACAGATATACCTTTAAGCCTATGAAGCTAAAAAAGGTTGTGATGCATAGGTATATTCATGGTGCTTCTGCTCCCCCACATGCAGATGTTTTCCCTTTGGCAACACTCTTATATCTTAATGACGATTATGATGGCGGCGAACTATATTTCCCCAATCAGAATTTTGAAATTAAGCCAGTGGCAAAGTCCTTGCTAGTTTTTAAAGGAGGCGGTGAAAATCTTCACGGAGTTCGTCAAGTCACAGGTGATATAGATCACATAAGGCCAAGGTATGTTATTGTTGCATTTTGGGATTATGAAAGCGAAATAGATCAAGCTAGGTTCTCTGAAATAGCAGATGCTACTGAACACCAGTGGAGAGAAGATGATGGGCCAGAGGCTGGAACAATTATGTCTAGGTATGGAACAAAGGCCAAGCTTAGATTTGCAAACAAGCTGCCTGTATTAGATATTAAAGATTTTATTACAAGTAATGATGCTGTAGAAATTATTAGATTCCTAGAGCTAAACCAACGAGAAGACGGTGATGAGTGCTGGTCTCCCGTATGCTTTAGAGAGTATTGGGAAAAACTAAACCCAGATAGTGATAAGAAGCCTATTTTTACAGATGATACAGATGAAAACACTTTGCCTAATATAAACTTAAAGATTAAAGAGCACGTAGAATTTTTCTTGCAAAAGCGGGTGGCATTTTCTAAGTTTAAAGGTCATCGATCAAAGGTTGGCTCTTCTGCACCACCACACAATCACCCAGCAGCAATTGCTGTTGCAATTGTAGTGCTAGATGATAAGTTTTCTGGCGGGGAGGTCTTTGTTCCTAATTATGATATTGAGTTTAGTTTAGAAGCTGGCCATTTGTATATTTTTGAAGAAAACGATATATCTAAGCATGGGTTTAAGAAGGTGCTTGAGGGCAGGCGTTTAGCATTAGTATCGCACTGGCAAGATCTAGACAGCCCATATGATTGGGCTGGAGTAGACCATTAAAGTTTGGTATAATAGTATCAAGATTTGAGGAGATCATGGAAAAGGTATATCATCACCCTAAAATTGTTGAGGTCAAGAACTTCCTTGATCAGCAATACTGCTTAGATGTTATTGAGTTTTTTGAAGGTAACGGAGAAGACGAGGATAACTGGAACCCCATCTGCTTTCCTAGCGTGCTTGGCGTAAACGTAGGAGAGCCAAAGTCTACTGGAAAAATTTCTGTAGAAGATATGGGGAAGATTCGCGACAAGATGCACACAGTGGTTGAAGAAGTGCTGGGGATTGAAGTTAAGAATGTAACCATGAGCGGACACAAGTACCCTACTGGTTCTTGGGCAGAGCCACACTCAGACAGCTCAGAGCTAGACGGTACCCCAAATGCATGGCAAATGAATAAATATGCCTGTATTCTATATCTAAATGATGCATATACTGGCGGAGAGATTTACTTTCCGCAGCATGATATCGACATTGCTCCAGGTGCAGCAAGCCTAGTAGTTTTTGAAGGAAGCCATGAGTTTCTTCACGGTGTCCGCAAAATTAATAGTGGAGACAGGTTTACTATTCTAGCCTTCTGGGATGACAAAGATGCTGTATACGATAAAGACTTTTTAGATAATAAGGTTGAAGAGCAAAGAACAGCACTAGACTATGTTGAAAGCTCTCATGACTATGGTGAGTACAATGGGCGTACGTTTGGAAAGCAAAAGCCAGAAGACTTGTATTCTATCCTAGCAGATTCTGATAAGCAAGACGACCAGACTCATTAATTACAAATGATGGCAGGCTGTACCTTATTGGCCCCAAGCCAGGTGCCTTAACGCCATGCCTGTACAGTTCTCCATCTGGAAAAATGAGAATTGAGTTCTTGGGGGGCTTAAGTTCAATATCAAGGTTTGGGAAGATAAGCTCTCCCTCAGAATAATCATCATTTAGATACCCAATAACTGCATATTGCACGTACGGATCTCCTTCACTATCTACATGCTCTACTAGCACAGATCCTTCATAGTGTCTATGTATTGTATGGATGCCTGTAAAATATAGTCCTTTTAGTTGCATAAAAATTTCATCTATACGGTTATTTAATTTTTCTGAATGTTGTTTGGGAACAGCGATTGCATTGTCTGACCAAAAGTCAGAGTACTCAACCAGCCCCTCCGATATTAAATTATCTAAATCTTCTCTACCATATTTAACCTTGGCAAGCTGTATCTGGCTATTTCGGTAGTCCTCTTCCCAATCAGCTTGGGTAGCACTATCAATAATTTTCCATAAATCGTTAGCCTCATCTTGGTTAATAAAATTTTCCAATAAAATAATTTTAGGCCCTACCTCTTTGTATTCTATTCCAAGATCAAAAAGTGAAAGCAGTATTTGTTGCATTAGGATAGTCTCCTTACAAAAGATGGAAGAACATATCTTAGTGGACCATTGCCAGGAGGCTTAACCCCATGAAGGTATCTCTCCCCACTAGGAAAAATCACGGCTGATTTTGCTGCTGGCTTGAGCTCAATACCCATTTCTGGAAAGACTAACTCTCCATCCGCATAGTCGTCATTGATATAGATAATTACTGCATATTCTATAGATGGGTCAGAATGATTGTCCACATGCTCAATTAGTGGTGCCCCCTCATATTGACGCTGAATCGTGCCAATTCCAGGGAACTTGATAGAGGGGTCAAAATCAAAAATGTCCTGTATTCTTTCGGAGAGTGGTTCAGAAATATAATATGGGAGTTCAAGATTTTTATCAATCCAGTGCGTAGTTATTTCAATTAAGCCTTCTTTGACAAGATTGTCAATGTCTGCCCTTTGGTATTTTCTTTCAGCGAGGGCCTCTACCCCACGCATATAATGTGTTTCCCAGTCATCTTCTGATGCAGTTCCTATTACTTTTAATACTTCGTGCACTTCAGACTCCGAAATAAAGTTACGTATTACGTATATTTCGCTTCTTGGATTTCCGTCATTGCTTATAGCCTCTTCATATTCATATCCAAGTTTTACCAAAGAAGACTCTACCTTGTTCATTGGATAATTATATCATGACATGCCCTATGCTATAATATTCTCATGAAGATAAACCAGATTGAAAACTTCACCCTGTTGCCATATATTAACAAAGTTATTAACCAATATTCTCATAAGCTGATTCATGTAGATGAGCGTCCTGGATTTTATGAAGATGTCCATACTAGTAGAGAAATTTTAAGGCCAGTCCCAATTGAAAATAAAGATGATATTAGATTTGAAGGCCACGAAACTGATAGTGAAAAAGAAGCTATCTTTATTTTGGATAATTGGATTTATCTTGCTAAAAAAGAAATTGAGAAACATTATGGTGTAGGACCGCTAAACAAATTTGAAGGTGGCATGGTTAAGCTTGTTAAGGGGTCTTTTAATGGCCCACACTCAGATATGTATAACATGGATGGCACAAGATATGATGGCGATGGCAGAGGCGATAGCCTAGAGTATTCTGCACTGCTATACCTATCGGAGTACGGGGTTGACTTTACTGGCGGCGAGCTATACTTTCCAAATCAAGATTTTACCGTTGAGCCACAAAGAGGCAAGTTGGTATTCTTTCAGGGAGATCTTGAACACATTCACGAAGTTAAAGAAGTTACCAGTGGGGAAAGATATGCCCTGGTAATGTTTTTTGGCTAATCTCTTATCCAGTAATTTCTGGGTATATAGTTGATGAGTTTGTCATAGGCGTGTGTTGGTGATCCAGACTTCCACTTTTCTATATCATATTTTATTAGTTTCAGCAAAAAGTCAGCACTTTCAGAGTGACCTTCTTTAAGCATCATCCAGGATCCAGCATAGTGTATAAAGTATGAAGAGTGTCGCGACTCCCTTAGAGGCTCGTCCATAAAAGACATTCTGTTAAACAAATAGGGCAGCTCAAATATTGGCAAGCTGTTTGTAAAAATATTAATATTTATTCCTGTTTGTTCATAAAAGTTATCATCATAAAAATTGCTAGAGGATTTGAGCATTGCTTCGTGCCCCCTAGACATTACAAAAACACCAGTGTTATAATACTTTCCGCTCCACTTGCTGATGTCCACATTGTACTTTTTGCACCAATCTTTTATTAGGCCAGCCCTATCGTCTTTGTGAAAAAAATTTTCTTCGCTAAAGATTCCAATTTTATCATTTGGCACCATGTCAAATAGATTCGGGGCATCGTCTCTAATAATAATGTCTGTGTCAATGTGGAGTATTCTCTCATAATTCTCCAGTAGCTCCACTATGTTAAGTTTATTATATGCACCAAATGATGGCTGCGTAAAGTCTCCACTAGTTTTTTTAACTACTGGTTGGTTAGACAAAAGTTTTGATGTAGAGCCATCTGGGTGGTGAATATAGTACTGCTCATGATCATAGACAATGTAATCTAAGCCATGCCTAAGAGCATAGGACATCTGTGTTGGATGTGTTAGTTTGGCCATATTGCCATGTCTTTTTCCAATTAAGACGGTAACGATA